GTGGTGGGAGAACAATACAAATTGGATGAAGACTATGGGGATGTAAACATAGAATGGAGTTGGGTTCCTGAAACCTATGAAACCTGGAAAATAGGCAAAGATATTTATAAAAAGATGGGACCTATACCAGGACAGTTTAAAGATTTAGATAATATATATTACTGTAAGTTACCATATTATGGTGCTATTCATGATGCTACTAACTCTAAGCCTACTTCTCTGATGGATAGGCTAAAGGTCTATCAGTACTACTTTAATATAGTAATGTATAGATTAGAACTTATGCTTGCATCAGATAAAGGAAAAAAGATATTAATGAATATTAATGCTCTGCCTAAAGATAAAGGAATGGATATTGAGCAGTGGCAATATTTCTTTGAGAGCACCCCATTTGCTTGGTTTAATCCTGATGAAGAGGGAATGGAATATAGTGATGTAAATACTATGGCTAAAGTCCTTGATCTATCTCTTGCCTCAGATATAGGAAAATATATAGAAATAGCCGAGTATTTAAAAAAACAAGCAGGAGAATCTGTAGGGATTACACCTCAAATAGAAGGTCAAATAGGGTCTCATGATGCGGTAACTAATACGAGACAAGCCTTAATACAATCTTCTCATATACTGGAACCCTACTTTGAATTACATAACTTAGTAAAGAAAAATGTTTTACAAGCCTTGTTAGAAGCCTATAAGGTTGCATATTCTTCTTCAAAGAAAAAGACCATAAGTTATGTTTTAGACGACTTATCTCAAAAGATGCTTAATGTAGATGTAGGACTATTAGATAATAGTACTCTAGGTCTATTTGTATCTAACTCTTCAAAGGCTGAAGAAGCTAAAGAAACTATTAGACAGTATGCTTTTGCTGCATTACAAAATCAAAAAGTAGAATTATCAGATGTAATTTCTATTATTAGACAGGAGGGCATAGTAGAAGCAGAAGAGACACTGAAAGCGGCAGAGGCAGAAAGAAGAGAGTTTGAACAGTCACAGCAACAAGGACAATCTAAGGCTATGGCAGAAGAACAAGACAAAATGAGAAACTTTGAGAGAGAAAAAATGCAGCATGAAAAAGAATTAGCTATACTTAAGGAAACAGAAAGAAGAGAGACAGAATTACAAAAAGCTGCTTTAATGGGTATGTCTTTTAACCCTGAAAGTGATCGAGATAAAGATGGAGTGAATGATTTCCTTGAAGTTGCTAGACATGGGCTGGACGCAGATATAAAAGTATCTAAGCAACAGTTAGAAAGGGAAAAATTTGAACATCAAAAGGAAGTAGATAAACAGAAAATTAATCTTGAAAAGAAGAAATTAAACCAACCTAAAACTTAAAAAGCTATTAGAGCTAATAATTCTAAATTACATTTTAGAATTAACTAAAGTTAATAATAAAAGTTAAATTTGAGCAATGATTGAAAAGAGCAACGATAATACGCTAGAGAATTTTAGTGGCTGGGACAATGGTCCTAGTGATATAGATTTTTTCTCTACTGATGAAGTTCAGCTAGATGTAGAAACTAAAAAAGAAGAAAAAAAGGAAGAAGCTGAAAAGAAAGATAAAATTGATAATAAAAGTACTGACGATACTTCTGCTAAAGAGGATAATGACGATAAAGATGAAATTTCTTTCTTTTCAGCCGATTCCGAAGAGGTTGAAGAAGGGTCTTTATTTAGTACAAAAGAAGAAAATAAGGATGAAGATATAGAAATAAAAAAAATTTCTACTACACCTGCCGTTTCTACTTTAAATTATATGTCAGAATCTGGACTATTTGAATTATCTGAAGACACTGAAATAACTGAAGAGAATGCTCCTGATATACTAAAAGAAGCCCTGGAATCTAAGGCTGAAAAGATGGTAGAAGAAATGATGGGAAACCTCCCTGGAGAAGATAAAGATACTATAAAGTATATTCTTAATGGGGGTAAAATATCTACTCTTATCAATTCTTTAAAAGAACAGTCTAGCGGGGAACTGTCAGAAGATATGGATTTAAGTAAAGTAGAAAACCAAAAGAGTGTGGCTAGAAAAATGCTAGAGCAGGAATATGAGGATTCAGACTTTATTGATATTCAGTTAGAGGCTCTTGAAGAATCCGGTAAACTAGAAAAGTTTGCCAATAATAGATTTGAAAAGTGGAAGACTAATAAAGAAAAAACAAGAAAGGAACTAGTTAAACAACAGAAAATACAAAAACAAGAGCAATCAAGAAGAGAAAAAGAGTATAAACAATCTTTTATTAACTTAGTAAAAGATAAAGAAGAATTAAATGGAATTTCTCTTTCTGAAAAAGATAAAGCTGAACTACCATCTTACATTTCGGATAGAAATATTAAACTAGAAAGTGGTCAGACTATATCAAAAATGCAACAGGATTTGTATACGGCTCTTCAAGACAATGAGAAAGCATTAATATTAGCTAAACTTTTAAAAGAAGATTTTAACCTTGAAAGCATTGAAAATAAAGCAGTAAGTAAAGTTAGTAAGAAAGTAAGAGAAGGATTAAGAAGGAACAGCAATAAAACACAGTCTAAAAATAGCAAAAAATCATTAATAGACTACTTTAGTTAAATTTTTAAATTAAAATAATATGGCAACATTTGGTAATAAATTAGTTACCCATCAAATGAAATGGAATGCTAATATGACAGACCTAAATCACTTAGGTATGGCATTAAAGGCACAACCACATAAAATGATGGGAGTTATGGATCAACTCTTTTCAGCTAAAAATTACTACTCAGGAAATGCTCTTTCGAGTATTCTTATGGGTAATTCTAAAACAGAAAAGAAAATTGGTCAAAATTCATGGGAATGGGAACTTAAAGGGGCTAACACCAGACCTTTGGTAATTTTAGAAAATGTGCTTAACTCGGCCATTACAATGCCGGGTAAAATGAGAACCACATTTACTATTAAATTAGACGAACCTTGGTACCTTCCTAGTGATGTTATTATGCCGGGAGATCATAAGTATCAGGTAAGAATACAAGATCACGCACAGCCTCATGGAGATGGATGGATTTATACTGTAAGGCTCATGAACGACGATCCCCAAGCGTTTCTTCCACTTAGGTTTTTAGAACCAGGAGCACAATGGGTTAAGTTATATGCTCAATCAGCAGAGGCTAACGAACAAAGAGGTTCTACTATTTTTAGTACACCGTTAGGACTGCAAAATAGAATGGGTAAGTTTTCTAAGCAATACAAGATTACTGATTATGCATCAACTGAAGTTTTGGCTGTAGGTATTGCAGACAGTAACGGAAAACTGCACCAATCATGGATTAAGTTTGCTGAGATTGAATACTGGATGCAGTGGTATCAGGAATTAGAAAGATCACGTTGGTATTCACGTTCAACAGATACTGTTCTTGACGCTAATGGTCGTCCTCTATTTTCAGGTCCTGGTGTAGAAGAGCAGTTAGAAGATTCACACAAGGCCCGCTATACTCACCTGACAGCTAAGTTTGCTGAGGAGTATCTAATGGATATTTACTATGGAAGAGTTAAGCCCGGACAAGGAAGAAATGTTAAAGGTTTTGCAGGAGAGTATGCTATGCTTAACTGGCATAGAGCACTAGATGACTGGAGCCAGAAATCAGGATTTGTTCGTAACGTTGAAACCTTTACTAATAAAGTAAAGTCAGAGTACCACAATAATGCCCTTTCAGTAGGATATAAGATGGTTCGTTATGAGATGGCTAATGGGTCTAGTCTAGAATTAGTCCATAATCCGGTTTATGATGATCGTAGTCTTAACTTTGAAATTGACCCGGTTACTGGTTACCCCTATGAAAGCCAGAAAATTACCTTCCTTGATTTCTCAGGTGACAATGGTACTTCTAACGTTGAACTTATGAAAAGAGAAAACTCTGAAGCGTTTACATATGTAAATGGTCTGTTTGGACCTACTGGCCCTAAGAGTGGTGGACAATCCTCTCACGGTGGTTCATACTATGAGATGCACGTAGAGCAAGTTTCGGGTATTCACATTAAGGATATTACTAAATGTGGTCAACTAGAAGTTGATAGAAATTATTAATATATTTGTGGGTAGGTAACAAATATTTACCTACCCACAAATTTTAACTAAAAACATAATAATGAAGATTGAAGTAAGACCCATCGAAAAAAAGAGATGGCATGGTAAGAAAGGCAAAGAATCTTTTAAAAGACCCACTATACTATCTGCTTTAGTTAATACTAAAAGTATGACTTATGATACTGGTCTTAATGAAGAACAGAGAGAAAGACTTGAAAAATCTTTAGGTGTTAATCTTGATAATAGGTGGAATAGAGATGTTCCTCATGAGTTTTGGGATTCCAGAATGGGACAGGTAAAACTAGAAAATAGGACTATGTTTTTTGATACTAATATTCCTCTAGAAGAGGTTTATATTAGTATGTTAAAAGCCTCAAAATATGTAGCTAATAGTAAAACCGACCTAGATTTAGGAAGGTATCCTGAAGCGGAATTTGTAATATTTGATGAAAAAGAAGAAATAGGGGTTAAAGCTAAAAAAGTGGCCTTAAAAAGAAAAGCCACGAAAGAGACCTCAGGATTATCTAAATCTAGAAAAGATCAATTAGTTTTACTCTTAACTGGTAAAAACTTTAAAGATAAATCTTCTGACTTCTTAGATGTAGAAATTGATAAACTAATTGAATCTGGAAAATCTTCAGAAATTCTTCATTATCTTTCAAGAGATACTTCATTAGTTAGTACTGAAGCTTTAGTTAAAGAGGCACTTCAAAAGAGTGTTCTTAAAAAGAGCGGACACAAAATTTTATATCATGATTCAGTTTTAGGTTCTGAAATTGAGGATGTAGCACAATATTTTATGCTGCCCGAAAATCAAGATTTAAAAATCAGAATTATGGAATCTATAAAGTAGAATTATGACTATAAGAGATATGGAGTACGACTTTAAACTAAAAATGAATAAAGTCGATAGTAATCAAAATGCCAGTTTTTCTATACCAGAAATAGACTGGATTTTGAATGAGGCTCAAGAACTTATAGTAAAAAGAATAGCAAAACCCAGAAGATATAATGGATTAGGTTTTGAGGTTACACAAAGAAGTACAGATG